ACTAAAGACAAAGTTTTCTCCAGCTCCAGCGTTTGTTGTGAAGATATAATCTATCTTTTTAATTTGTGCGCCATTATGAGGAGCATTAAAGAAGCCATACCTTGCGCCCCAGTTATTGTTTTTACTATCCCCATCCGCTAGTATTGCGCCACTGTTTACATTAAAATTATATTGAGTAAAGTTCATAAGTAAATCATTGCCATGTGTATTCCCTTGTTGATATAAATGCAAATGGCTTAAAGTAGATTCTTTGAAAAAATACTCCCATTTTTTAGCTCTTCTATGTAGTAGAACGCTATTGATTCCAATGTACTCATTAATAGTAATTGAGCTAAATGAAGCTCTAGTTGATGTGCTTGTAATATCAGCAGTCAATGTTAAGTTATAACCAAATCCATTAATTGAATTTATTAAAGTTAATTCATCTCCACTTTTAGCAGTTGTAAAGCCAGGTGCAACAATATCTAAATTAGTTATTGAACCGCTTTGAACTGGTATAGAAACCACTCCAACTGCATCTTGATAAATACTTGCTGCTATTCCGTTTATTAATGCCATATCTTTTAATTATGCGCCCAGCCAGTTACTTTTGGCGGCTTTGGGTCTTTGCCTTTATCTTCTTGTATTTCATCATCCCTATTTATATTTGTGCTATCTCTTGACGATTCATACCATTCTCCGCTCCATGTATCTCTTTCTCCGTTAAAAGTACATTGATGCGGTACATAATAAATAGAGTCAACTTCTACTCCATTCCAATACTCAAAAGAGTTTGTACTTGTATTTTTTATTGAGCCGTTGAAAATCTGCGCCCCTTTAACTTGACCTTCAAGAATTTCTCCAACTAATAAAGAACCCATTGCTAGGTTCGTAGTGTTAGCGTAAGACCTCCACTTGCTCCCAGCACTTATGAAATTAGTACCATCAAAAACTTTCATGTCTGCAATACTGTTTTCATCTCCAGCAGTTCCAGCAAATATAGTTCCTACATCATATTCAGTTCCGTTTGTTATTGTAGTTCCATCAGGTTGGTTTAATGCTTCATAAACTTGAAGTAAAGTATTTGCCCCATCTATTTGAGTAAATATACCATCTTCAACAGTATCTTCTGGAGGACTAAAGATTAAAATTTCATCCTTTTCAACATTAGTAGTTGCTTCAGTAATTTCAGTTAGTTCAGAGTCATCATAATCATTAGCTATCCATAAAATATATCCTTGATAGCACCTAGAGTAAAGTTCTAAATGTAGTGTCCCATTTTCAGGAAGTTGCGATGTAATAAACTCAATGTTTACGGCGGTTAAATCCATTTGAAATCCAGAACTATTAGCTGGAGCAGAATTAAAAGCATGTATTATATCGGTAGGAGCACCAAATTGGGTGTTATCTGTACTCCATTCGCTAATTGTGTTAAGACCTAAAAAGGGTGCGTAATGGGTGTTTGAAGTGCCAACTATTTTAAATCTAATGTAAATTCTAGCTAGTATTTGCTGAACATAATCAGGGTCTGCAACCCCTCCAGTTGTAAACTGAATAGGACCGTCTGAATTAGTCATGTAGAAAGTCCTTTTAAATTTAAGATTTGAACCAGTTGGAGCAAATACATCACCTAAATTAACCGTCATCATGTCGGTATTAGATTCGTTATTTATACCCCCATAAATTGCAGAAGTATTAACACCAGCAGAACTTACCAAGCCATTCCATGCTACGATTTCATTGGCATAATTTGGAGGATTTGTAGCTCCTAATCCATTTGTTATACTATCCCAGTCAAAATCAAATCCGCTCTGGTGGTCATAAGTTGCTATTGCATTTCTTAAAATTGGGAGATAATCAAAGGTCGCACCGTTCAATCTATGTAAATAACTTAAAGAGTCTTGAGATAAATTTAAGCTAGTCAAAGTTCCACTAGCATCTGGTTCTAAAGAGTCTTTATGGTAATCTCTAAAAAATGGTGCGGTTGTCTGTGCAAAGTCATAATTATTGACCTGAATAAATTGAAACTTACCATCAGATAAAAACCCCCTCATTCCCCAAATCTTGCAAATGTTGTCTAAAACTGTAAAGCCATCTTCATATTTAAATTCGTTGGTATCTTCATCAAACTCTCTAAACACCATTATGTTAAATTTAGATTGCTCTAAAGGGTCTCGATTTTCTGCCCTAGTCATATCCGAAGTTGTCCAATCTACTGAAGTTCTAATGAAGGTATTAGTAGCACCCCAAGCAAAATGAGTCCCAATGTCATTTATTAAAGCATTTCTAATTATCTGAATGTTTTTATATTGAGCGAAATTATATGGAGTATTATCATTGAAAGGTATCTCTGAAAGTTGAGCTAAACCACATGAAGCTGTTAATGTAACCATTGTAGGTCTTGAGTCATCTTTTTCTGGATTTATGTCATTTAGGACATTACCAGCCCACCATGTTACATAAGAAGCTCTATCAACTCCTCTTTCTACAAGAACCTGAAACTTCTTATATGGAGCTTGTCTTATTTGTGAAATCTTTGCAGTTAACAAAGCTTCATTAACATCAGATTCTATAAAAATATCCCATTGTAATTCAGAAGGAATTAAACCAGTAAACCGATTCTTATCATCAGTTTTATAAGTTAAATCAAAACCCCTAGCACTTAATTTAACATCTGAAATAGTATAATCAGAAGTTGCATCATTTTCTCTGATAGTTATTTTATAAAATAAATTGCTATCGCTTTTAAATTCGCTTATTATTGTTCCAGTTGGCATTAGTATCCTCTTGTTCTTGTTCTATTATTTTTCGCTCTATCACTACTTAAAAGTATATCAGCCCCACTTATTGAACCAAATACTTCAACTGCACCGCTAGACCCCCCTATCATATTTTGTAATTTATCTAATGGAGCGATAACTTCTGGATTGGTTCGTGCGCCTGGATATTCTCCAATAAGTCCCATTGTTGGTCCGCTTACGATACCCCCATCAGCAAAAGCTGGTAAAGGAGCTGATGCAATAGCACCGATTTGAGCTGCTCCAAGAGCTCCTACTGCAATAGAAAGCGGTATGTTCGGAAGTGCTTCAACTATTGCTGCTGCGGTATTTACAACTGCGTTTAACATTGCCATTTCTTTTTCTCTTTGTGCTTGTTTATAATCTAATGCTCTCTTCTTTTTAGCAAATTTTTCCTCTAGCTTTTCTTTTGCTTTTTCTTTTTCCTCGTCAGATAATTTGCTATTTTCAATGTTTTGCATTTCAAAATGATGCTCATTTTCTAAACTTTGCATTCTGTTTTGGTGCAGTTGATTAAACAAACTTGAAATTTGAGAAGTTACCGCAGATATAGCTTGAAAAGTATTTTGCAAAGACTCTTTAAATTTTTCAGGAAGGTCATGAAATGCTTCTTCAAAAGTTTCTAAATCACTATCTAAACTTTTTGGAAGCTCCACTTTTTGCATTGTATTAACAACATCTTTAGCTGTTACATTTAAAGCTTTTAAAGAGTCAACTTGCTTTATAGTGCTTTTTTCAAATGTTTCCAGTTTTGGTTTTGGAGTGGTCAGTGCTTTACCAGTAACGGGATTCTTAATACTACCTGAAGTCATACCAGCTAGGATTGCGCTAGGGTCTGCTCCTTGATTTTGGACTCCAAAGTTTAATCCCTCTTGCTCTTTTTTAACTCCAAAAATTGCCTCTTTAAGTCTATTAAATACTCCTACTACTTTGTCATATTGTGTAGTTAATAAAGTCGCAGCAGATAAAGCTAAACCAACAGCTCTTCCCATGGGCGTTAAAAGCATAAATGCGTTTTTTACCATATTTAATACTGGTATCAAACTCTTAAAAAAGAATAATCTTAACTTGCTAAATGCAGTTATTAATCTTCCTAAAACACTTAAAGCTAGAGCAGCAGCAGAAACATAACTAGATGTTGCTATGGCTGCTTGTTTTTGTTCGCTTGTAAATGAACCAAGAAATTTAGTAAAATCTCTAAATGTAGTTACAAGTTGTCTAGCTACTGGTAAAAGTTCTACTCCTAATTCAGCTCCGACATCTTGCAATTCTCCTTTTAGTTGTCTTAATTGGTTAGCTAATGTTTTTGAAGTTCTGGCGTGGTCGCCTAAAGCGTTTTGACTTTGTTTTATCGCTAATTGATAGGTAAGTGTAGCTTTTTCAACCCTAGTTAATTCTTTAAATATTAAACCCTGTTCTTCTGCAAAACTCTTTAAATCAGCTTCATTTATTACTATTCCCAGTTGCTTGATGCTTTCTCTTTCTCCAAGAAGTGCTTTAGTCAAAGCTTGAGATGCTTGTTCTGCGCCTCCAGTTAAATTGTTAAATGATGCTAAATCGACTGCTAACTCATTAACTTCTTTTGATAGTTTTAAAGCTTCCTCTTGCGTAAATCCAAAACCAGTCAACAAATCCCCAGTATCAGATAATAGCTGCAAGGATGCTTTTGAACTCAATCCAAAATTGTCTGATAAGTTTTTAGCGGTTAAATCCGCATCACTTCTAATGTCTTTAAATACTGTATTGAACTTGCTTTGTGTTTCTTCAAAGTCGGATGCTAGTTTCACCGCAGTAACTCCTAAACCTAAAAGCGGTGCAGTAAACCCTTTGAGAACCGTATCGCCCGTCCTCTTCATATTATCTCCAAACTTTTTAAGCGACCTTGTGGACTTTCTTAAATTGCTTTGAAACTGTTTGTCATTAAGACTTAATTTGACCGATAGATTCTTCTGTGCCATCTTCTATTTTATATTTTTTTAAAGCGTAATCTGCTCTCTTTTTTCTTTCTTCTTTATCTATCTTCTCAACCTTTTTCTCCCATTCAAACCTCACTAATTTTTGAGGAGTTAGATTGCTATTCTTTTTTGTATGCGGTTGCAATAATACACACGCTAACCATCTGGTCCTTTCCCATTCGGTACGCATTGCCATCTCTAGTCTATCATTGCGCCCCTTTTGTATGCAAAAGAACTCATGGAATGTTAAGTCCCAAAAGTCTTTAGGAAGCAAGTCTAAACCATAAGCGACCGCTTCCAAGTCGTTCCATGTTACTTCTTTGCTTTCGCTCCTTTCGGAGCTTTCACGTTTCCCACTTTATCCTCCTCCGAGAATCTAGCAGAGAACTGCTCACTAAAAACTTCTAACACTTTGTTTAGTGCTTCAAAATCTTCATCAAGCAAATCAGCAACTTGGTCAATATCTAAAGAACATTCTTTACCACTAACTCTACAACCGTCTTTGATTCCATTTAGAATCAAATAACAAGCATCATCTAAACTCATATCTTGTCCGAGCTTATCCAAATCTTGTAAAGTTCTTCCAGTATCTTTGCAGAACAATCTTAATGAGTTCATTCCAAATCTTACTGGATAATCGTTTTTATTTATTACTACTATTTCGTACATTTTTTTTGTTGGTTTAATTAAGTTAGCGAGGCGCACCGAAGTACAACCCCGCCAACAAAAATAGATTATTAGATTGCTGTTTGAACTAGATCTCCAGTTCCATCTATACTTACACTAAATACGGGAGCATCTTCTACACCACCTGAAATGCTTATTGAAGTAAAGAAACCGCTTCCTGTATATTTATACCCAGCTGGAGTAGCTAGAGCAAAAGTAAAAGTTACTGCAGTTCTATTATCTAAATTAGTAAAGATTTCATCTGGGTCAGTAGATGTTGCTTTACTTGTAAAATCCATAAGACCGTCAGCACTTAAAGTAAAGCTTTTTTGTCCACCGATTATTTCTCTG